TTAAATGAATTTCCAATAGATTGATACTTTATCATTATCTATTTCAATTCGGTTTATCAAACTTTCAATAACCATTCGAGTTTCATTAAAATCTGCTTTTTTTAAAACCTCTTTAAATGAACAAGCTAACTCATATGCCTCTTCTTCAGATAATTCAGATTCATACTTGCTTAAAGAGGAAAGCTCTATTTCTAAGTTATTTCTTGATTGACCAAGAGATTGTAGTTTCTGACTAATAATATCAATTGATACATTGTCGAGTGAATATAAGTCCATTAACTTGGAAATCTGAGCGTCTATTTTTTTAATTTCGTTGCGAAGAAGCTGTATTTTTGCTGTATTATCAGTATCGCTTTGATTTTCCTTTTTTAATTCGCTTATCACACTTCTATCAAGAGCCAGTTCTTTAATTCTATCAAAAACCAGATTGTTTAGTTCTTCCATCTTATAGTTTTTGTTTTTGCAGTTTGGGTCCTTTATCATTGCTTTTACCTTCTTAGATCTTGAATAACAGGTATAGTAGAGCGGAGCAGGGTTTCCTTTCCATTTTCTTCCTGATTGCTTTGTATATCTTCCCCCACAGTGTTTACAATAAATAAGACCACCTAATAGACTAGTTTGAATTCCTGGCTTGATACCAGTTTGTTTAAAAGCATCAGAACGAATTTTAAGTAGCTTAACAGCTTGCTCAAATGTATCTTCGTCTATTATAGGTTGATGCTGACCTTTATAAAAAGTATCATGATGATTAATATAGCCTAGATTAGTTTTATTTTTCATTACTCGTTTCATAGTTTTAGGATTCCAGTTCCCATATTTATGACGATATCCCTTTTTTATAAAAAGAGTTTCAATTGCCCGAAGCGGCATACCCTGTACAAATAAGTGATACACTTCACATACTTGGAGTTTTTCATAATCGTTTACAACTAATTGACCATTAACATAATCGTATCCAATTGGTAACCATTTAGAACCGTGATATAAGCCCTCTTTTGCACGTCCTTCTTTTCCGATACACATACGCTCTTTAATTTGCTCTCGTTCTAATTGAGCAAACACTGCTAATATTCCGATCATTGCTCGACCAAAAGGAGTTGCAGTGTCAAAGTTCTCCGACATGGATACAAAATCTACTCCGTTTGCAAGAAAAACTTTTTCGATCAAATATAATGTATCTAATTGCGAACGAGAAAGGCGATCCAACTTATAAACGACTACTTTGGATACCCTCTTTAGTTTAATATCTTTAATCATCTCTTGTAGTCCAGGACGTTGTGTATTAGCTCCAGAATACCCAGGATCACTATATATCTTATATATATGCCATCCCATTGCGTCACAATATTTGGTTAATCGGTCAATCTGTTCTCGGATTGAATATCCTTCTTTTGCTTGCTCGGCTGTAGATACACGAGGATATAGTGCCACATTCATTAATTATTCCCCCTTCGTTGTAAGTGTTATTATAAGCCGCCTCTGTGTGTCGGCACAGGGACGGCTTTTCACTTTTACTCAATCGCTAAATCAATACTAACTTCCTCACCGATTGTTTCATAATTGGAATTAGATGGTGCATCAATATGTAAGGAGACCTGTGTAATATCTTCTGCACTTGAATTTTTAAGTATGTATACTAAGTTTCCAGAATGTATTACATTCCCTATAAATTCTCCATCAATATATTCGCTTAAAAACATATCGCTTTCAACTTGTTCTTTTGTATTACTGGTGAGAGTTGCTTGACCTAGAAAGAAATTTACTGTATCATCAGATGTATTTTCAGCGGAAGCATTAATAACAACGATAGCAACTTCTTTATCTTTTTCAATTCCTAATAATGTAGCAGCTTCATCAGTTGTAGCGGTTAGCTTTGAAATTTGTATATCTTCAATTGTGTATTTTAAAGGTCCTGTTTCCCCTGTTTTATTTAAACCTTTTTTCGTTACTACAGGTTCTTTTCTCATTCCATTTTCTTCAACAACTTCACCACTTTCTTCAGTACTTTCCTTCTCAGTACTTTTTTCCTCACTGCTTGTCTCTTCAGTAGTTTTTTCTGTTTCTTGAGAATTGATTGCAGTTCCCTCAGTAGTAGTATTTGTCTCTGTTCCACATGCTGTCAGTGATAACATTGCAATCATTGCAATTGTTAATAATGTTTTTCTTCTCATAAGAATCCTCCTTTGTTCTTTTGACGTTTCTATATAAGAAGTATACTAAAGACAAAGAAAAAAGTCTATACAGAAAGAAAAAAATACAATAAAAATGTGCTAATTGGTAATTTTACAGTGCTAAAAAACCGCCCACCTTTTTACATAGGAATATGGTAATATATACCTACAGCGTACTTTCATTATTATTTCTCACATTGACCATATTAATAGCGAGGTGATCGCTATGAGAAATAATCTATTAAAGTACATGGAATTACGTAATTACACAGCTGGAAAATTAGCATTGTATTCTGGATTGTCCAGGCAAACAATAACTCGGATCATAAACCAAGAAGCTGATCCAAAACAATCACAAATGCTTGCAATTGCATCTACACTAAAAGTGGAGGTTTGGGAGCTATTTGATTTAGATTATCGTAAATACAGAAGGTAGATCTACACATATTGTAAAGAAAGGGGATATACGTATGAATAAAAACGACTATATTAGCTGCATAGTAAAAATGCTAAAAAAATTGGACGTCAAATCAGTGGAGCGTATTTTTAATTATGTACATAGTATTTTTATCAAGAGGATGGGGGAATAACCCATCCTTTATTCTTGCACAAAAATACTCTTTAAATATTCCTTTAGGACTTTTCTTTGTTCTGCATCTAATTCTAAATATTTTTCAATTATTTTCTTGTCAATATCGTCTAGGTCATATTGCTCTACTAATTCTTCCACAACTGTTTCAGGAGTAGAAGTAAACATTTCTCCCTTTCCTTCGGTTAGCCAGAAATAGTTTACTCGAAATTCTCTGCATATAGAAAGAATGGTTTGTTCAGATGGATTGCGTTCCCCTTTTTCTATTCTTGTTATGGCAGCTCCTGTCAATCCTATTTTTTCAGCAAATGCAGTTTGTGTTAGTTTTAGTGTTTTCCTTAATTCTTTAATTCTGAAATTCACGATATTTTCCTCCTTCAAATATAAGATAACACAAAAAACTTACTTAGTCAATAATTTTATAAAAAAGCATTGACAAAACTGACAAAGTAAGTTATTATACTAACATAGGAAGTTTAAAGGAGGTGAGATATATGACAAAGAGAAAAATACTTCGCCAACAGCTAGAACTATTAACAAGGAGGCGAAAATGGAGAGAGAAATTTTTACAAAATCTATCTCATATGCAGATAATATTGTGTTTCGCATAGAGTTACTGATTTCTTTACCGCCCCACGATTGGTATATATTTGAAAATCAACCTTTTTACCAGGAGCTAATTGATTTTCTCCACAATATACAAACTCAAGAAAACAATAAATCCCCTCATGAGCAGATAAGTGGATAGGGAATGAAGGAGTTTTTAATGTTGCAGACGGAGTTTTTCTTATTAATTTTGGAAATAGTTCACAGTAATAATTTTTCTCAAAATGAATGGATATGGATGTTATCGTAATAGCGGCTGAAGAATTGTTTTGCAATAAGCAAAATACCTGATTTACTTGATGAATAGGAGCATAAGCATGATCAAGAATATCAAAGCTTATTTTTCTGCGTGAACTAACAAACTGAATAAGAATAGATAAAGAAGACATGAGAAAACTCAAGACAGCAATCAAAAACGTAATATTGTCTCTTGTTAGAATTTCTGAAATTTTAGAAATATGTGTAGTAGCATTTAATGGAAACATATGTAATTATGACCTTTCTATAGATATTTGGCATGGCAGTGCCTGTAATTGAATTATAAAGGAAGGAAGAAAAAAATAACAGTAGATTTTATAAAAATATAGAAAGAGGTGAAAAATGGGAGAAGTATTATTGGTATTAAGCGTTTGGATTGTTGCCATAATAGGAATTTGAATTAGCTAAAAAAGTAGGAGTCACAAGAAGAGCAATCCAATATTGGGAATCTGGTGGTAGGGGAATTAGTTTAGAAAATGCTGATAAAGTTTTAGATGCATTAAATATAAGCATCGTAATAGGAAAGAAGGAGAAATGATAAATATGAAAGACACATTACAAAATCGAACCCGTGATACAGAAGAGCTTATCAATGATGTACTTAAAAAAATTAAACCAGAAACAAAAGTAAGGGTTTTAGACATCATTACAGGATTGAGTTTAGCAGAGTGCAATAAGATAGAAAAACAGCCTGCTTAATGGCAGGCTGGGAAAGGAGAAGTAATGATAGTAGTAGAACATATTATGGCAGACGGAACAATCAGGAAAGACATAAAAGGATTAGTGGTTCCTGTAAATGAAAGTACATATCCCTTATATGTCATGATTGCTAGGATGGGAAAGAAAAACAATACTAAGAAAGTTGAGGAACAAAGGAATGAGAAAAAGTAATGTAATCGCAACAACATTCATTTTGATTGTAATAATTGCAGCAGTAATACTTATAATCAAAATTGCTCCAGTAGTTTTATTTTTATTTGAATTTATTATAAACATGGCAGGAGGAAAATAAGGTGAAGATTAAAAGAATTCGGTCTGGTTTAAAGATAACAGGAAATAAAGAAGAATTGTTAGATGCTATGTTACTGGCATCCAGCATGGAAATCCGTAACTATAAGCAAAGAGGAGAACTGATTATTGCAAGTAGCGGAAGACGCTTAGAAAGTTTAGAGAAGTTTGAAAAGAAATTAAAGAAAGCCCATCGGGTGCAGTAACACCCGACAGGCAAACAGAAAAAATCATAACGTATATATCATAACAGAAAACGGAGAAAAAAGCAATGAAAACAGAAAAAATAAGTGCAGTTGTAGATACTATGAACAAGTGTTGTATCTGTGGGAATCCACATGTACAAATCCATCACATTTTTTATGGAACGGCAAATCGGATACATTCTGATCGTTATAACTTGATTGTTCCGTTATGTCTTGCTCATCACACGGGGACAAATGGAGTACATAACAACAAAGAGCTAGACACTTTCCTAAAAAGGAAAGGACAACGAGCATTTGAACAACAATATGGTCATGAAAAATTCATGGCCATATTTGGAAAAAACTATTTGTAGGGAGGATGTCATGAATTATATTGCAGAAATCAATGCATTTGAACAATTTGTAGAGAGTAATTATCTATCTTCCATGGCACAGCTGCTATGGTACAAGCTAATGCAAAAATGTAATCGTTCTGGATGGCAGGAGCAAATCCAGATTAGCAACTTAAGATTAATGGCAGATTTACATATTGGTAGCGAAAAAACCCTTATAAAAGCAAGAAAAGAATTAGAAGAAGCTGGATTAATTGAAGTCATAAAAGGAAAAAAAGGATGCCCGAACCAATATAAGTTAATTCCAATTAAAAACACTGTAAATAATACAGTGCAAAGTGAAGCAGAAAACCCTGTAGAAAATACTGTAATTAATACAGTACAAATAGAAAACCCAGTAGAAAACCCTTCCAGAAACACTGTAAAAAATACAGCCATATATAAACAAAACAAAAACAATAAAAAGAAAGATACTAACGTATCAAAAGAAAAGTCTGCTGCCAGTAATCGTTTTATTCCCCCAACACTACAAGAGGTACAGGCTTATTGTCAGGAAAGAGAGAACAAGGTAGATGCAGAGCAGTTTGTCAACTTCTATTCTGCAAAGGGCTGGTATGTTGGCAAAAACAAGATGAAAGACTGGAAAGCCTGTGTAAGAACTTGGGAGAGGAATCATTTGACAAAGACAAATAGGGTCATAAGCTTTAACAATTTTCAGCAAAGAAACACGGATTATAATGCATTAGTGAGGGACTATTATGAAAAAGCCTTACTCGGATGATGAAAGAGATCTCATTATGACTCTTATACGGCAAAAAGAGGATAACGAGACAATAGCAAAGATAACGAAACGGTCAGTAGATGCAGTAAGAGCATTTCGAAGACAATACGACTGGCTCAGAAAAGAATGGAGGTTTAAAACATGAGAAAGATGATTTTGATTCCACAAGAGCAATATTACAAGATGTTAGAAACTTACGATCAAATTGTAGAAGAAGTAGTCTCTTTGAGAGAACAATTAGAGGTACTGAAATTAACAGGTGTGAAATCGAGTGAAATTCAACAAGTAAAAGTTGAAATCTTGATGAAATCTAAAGATCAAAACTGAAAGAATTGGCGTGAAATCCTTGAAATTTCAATGCTTTTTCAACACGTAAGAACTTTTTTCAAGAAAAGAGAAAGAGGGTAGTAGTGATGAGAACAAAACGTAAGATAATAGCAGCAGCAATCATCTTAGAGCTGATTTGTTGCAGCAGGATTTTGTGTCTTTGGAAATATGGATGGACAAGCTATGGACTATATACGCTCTTACAGATTTTCTACACAGTAATTGCAATGGTTTTGGTGTTTGCGATTGTGAGCGTAATCATAGACCGATGCCAAGATAGATGGAAATGTAAAGAAATTGATGAACGTGCCTATGAAGTATCCAGATTAAACAAGAAATTACAAAAATACAATTCCGAATGGATTCAGGAAGGAAATACTTACACACGAAAAAAAGACCCTGCCTGGCAAGAAGACAAAAACATGATTAAAACCTATTTGATTCGCTTTCGCAATATAAAACCAGCGAAGTCAACAGTAGAAGCATGTGAATGGTCCTACTGGCTTGGCTATCATCGTGCAACCTTACAATACAAACAAGCAAAAGCAGCAGAAGAAAAGCTGATTCATGACGAGATCGAAGAGATAAAAGATGAGCAAATGACAAAAGAATGCCTGGAATACATAAATGAAATATATCCAAAAGAACAAGAACAAATTGAAACGACATTCTACCCAACGGGAAATTTGGAAGAGGATATCAAGTCGCTTCTGAAAATGGGAGTGCAAGGGAAAGACATTGCAGAGGTTTTACATACAAGCCCTGCGAAAGTAAGCAGAGTAAAAAAGAAAATAGCTTAAGGAGTGATGTTATGTTGTACCTGGCAGTACAAGCGGATCAGTACGAGTTGCCAATTGCAGTAGCAGAATCCGTCAGCTCGCTGGCCAGAATATTAAAGGTAAGTGAAATGAGTATTTATGCAGCAATATCAAAGCACTATTCTGGGAGAAATACAGGAATAAAATATTTGAGAATTGGAGAAAAAGAAATGAATCATTATGTTTACAGAGAATTAGAGTTAAAGAGGCCAATCACACAAGGAGAAATCCAGCGGATCAAAGATAGAATTCAAGTTGGAGATCGGATAAAGAAAAAAGTAGTAGATTATGGATTCTACACTGGAAAGCTAGGTGAAAAAGAAAAGACCTATAACTGTCGTGTTCTTGAAAAATGCAAGTACGGAGTATTAGTAGAGCGCACTGTAAGAAAAGGATTATATATAAAAGATTTCATCACTTACGTTGATCTGACTAGCTGTTAAAAAGCTTCTTGAAGGAAATAATAATATATTACAATTAAACATTGCCCCAGGAAGAAACTGGGACAGAAAGGAAAAAATAATGAAAAATTTGAAACTTATGTTAATTATGGCAGCAGGAAACTTATCTATAATTTTAATGTGTGTATTTGGAATACAATCTATCCAAAATAAGGCGATTGGACTAGCTGATAAAATGGATATAAATGGAAATATGGAAGATGTAAATACAGCAATACAAGGAATTGTGTGTTTTCTGTTATTTTGAGAATAGATGGTTAGGGGTAAGACATGAATAAAGAAGTTTTAAATCAGTATATAGATGCCTGTGAGCTAGTTAGGGAAACACAAGAAGACATAAGAAGACTCCAACAAAGAGGCACAGTACAAAATGACAGTGTAAAAGGAAGTATGACAGATTTCCCATACATAGAAAAAACCTTCCACATTCAAGGGATTGACGTAGAAAATGAGCAGCAGATAGAAAGAGAAAAGGAACTGTTGCAACAAAGATTAGAGCAGGCCAAAGAGCTCAAAAACGAAGTAGAAGCGTATCTAAATACAATTCCGCTGCGAATGCAACGAATCATTCGATATAAAATATTTGAACAAATGACTTGGGAGCAAGTTGCAAGAAAGATGGGAAGGAGAAGTACAGGAGAAAGTGTACGCAAAGAATTTGAAGCGTTTATAAAAAAATAAAAAGTTTTTCCGCTTTTTCCGTTTTTTCCTGATTAGAGATGTTATAGTATAAACTAGGAAGCTGATAGGCTTGCTGAATAAATCTCCCTAAATATATTTTTAGACACTTTGCAACAGCAGAGTGTCTTTTTTATTTTCTTTAGTTTAAGCTTGATTTTTTTTGGAATAAATTGTAAAATAAGAAGAAAATAAGTTAGGGAGGGAAAAAGGTGAAGAAAGTAATTATTGGTGGGATTTTTTCGGTGATAGTGGCTGTTGTAACAGGAGTATTTTCATTGCATGCAGGACAGGCTCAGATTATAAATATAATTTCTCCAGATAATCAAGATAAAGATTATGTTGCTGTGGCAGAAAATCTACTTAATGATTATAACCAAAACAAAAAAGAAATAGAAGAATTAAAAGAAGAAAACAATTCATTATCGGAATCTGGGCAAGCTTTATCTGAGATACAACAAGAGAAAGAGCTGTTGGAAGAAGACCTAAAAAATGAACAACAAAAAAATCAAGAATTACAAGAACAAAATCAGAGTCTGCAAGAACAGGTTAAGAATACGCCATCAATTGAATATAAGACTATAAAGTCATACTTGGATGGAGTGGAGATGACAGAAATTGAAAAACCAATAGCTCTTGTAAATGGAAAGTCATTTTATAATGAAGATTTAATTAAGCAGGTATTTGGTCACTATAATACAGGTTTTGAGTTAGAAACAGATAAATTATATATTGGAGAAAAGAAATTATTAGACTCGTTGCCATTGTCAAAAGCTACTTTATATGATAAGGGTGATAGCACAAGTATTAATAGCGGAGAGTGTAAAGATTTAAGTGGGAATAAATTTTCAGGTATATTAATTACTAATGACCATTATGGCAGGTATATTTCATTTTTAGTAAATAAAAATTATAATAAAATAAGTGGAGTTATTCATGTATCAGATCAGACTCCAAATGGAAATGAAGCAAAAATAGAAATATATACTATTGATGAAAATAGTAATGAAGTAAAAGTATTTTCATCACCTACACTGACGAATCTATCAGAACCAGTTGTATTTTCAGGAGTAGATATTACAAACGCTAAAATAGTAAAGATACGGCAATCAGGACCAGGACTTGGTGTACATGCTGTGATATCTGATGCATATTTTTATAATGAATAAGATCAAGAGATGCATATTGCATCTCTTTTTCTATATAAAATTGGAGGTAGTCATGATTGATTATCAAGGAAGTAAATGGAAAAAGAAAAGGAAGAAAATATTAAGACGTGATGGATATGAAGATAAAGTAGCTAAATATTTTGGTAGAGCAATAGATGCTAATACAGTTCATCATATCTATCCGGTTGACGAATATCCAGAATATCAATGGTGTGATTGGAATTTAATTAGTGTGAGCAAAGAGACGCATAATAAATTAGAAAATAGAAAAACAGGCGAATTGACGAAACTTGGAAGATGGCTGATGCAAATAACTAGGATACCAGAGGAATATAAGAAGATCCCCCCCTACCTAAGATATGAGAAATTTAAAAAAATCTACTGGGATAGGGTAGGATCTTCCAAATCTAAGCAATTTTAAAAAAAGGGGGTCTTAAATTTGGAGAGTGCAAAAAAAAGAAAAGCTAAGACAACAAAGAAGTTTAATAAAACAGTTGAAAACATGCAAATTCTTGGCACATATAAACCAGAATTTGAGGCTCCTGTGCGAAGATATGCTGAGATGAGTATTCAATATGACATTCTGTTAGATAAATGGTATGAGGATGATTGTAAAATTACTGAGGAATATACAAATAAGGCTGGAGCTACAAATCTGAGAAAGACTTCACTATACTTGGCTCTGGAAACTCTGCGTAAAGAGCTAATAGATATGGAAAATCTTTTTGGACTAACCCCAAAGGGATTAAAAGCAATAAAGACAAAGGGATTAGAAAAGCCTAAAGAGAGTGCTTTAGATAGAATGTTAAATGGCTAAATATGAAAATTGGGATATTGCTTTTGGTTACGCAGAGGATATAATAAATGGGAAAAGGATTGCAAACAAGTACAGAAAGAAAGCTTGCAAAAGGTTTTTAGACGATTATAATAACGAAAAATATGATTTTGATCCAAAAGATGCTGAGTTTGTAATTAGGATTATTGAAAAAACATTTTGCCACCAGCAAGGAGAAGATAAATATGGAAATTCATTACGAGGAAGCCCATTTTTATTGATGCCATTTCATAAGTTTATTATCTACAATTTACTTGGATTTAAAGTAAAAGGCACTGGAATTAACCGATTCCATGAGTGCCTTATTTTTATACCCAGGAAAAATGTAAAAACTTCCTTTGCTGGAGCATTAGCATATGCGCTTGGGATTTTGAATCGGTTATCGGGATCAAAAATATATGTAGTGGCAGCAGCATTGAAGCAAACAATGGAGACTTTTGAATTTGTAAAGTACAACATTCAAAATATGGGTGAAGATGATGCAGATGGTGGTCATTTCCATATTATTGATAACAATAATGAGCATTCCATTACTGCTGAGAATATTGCTGGGGGAATGGTTGAATTAAACGCTTTAGCTGCGAATCCAGACGTACAAGACAGTTTTAACTGTAACGTTGCTATAGCAGATGAAATCCATGCTTTTAAAAAGCCAAAACAATATAATTTATTCAAAGAGGCAATGAAAGCATATCGAAATAAATTAATGATTGGAATTTCCACCGCAGGCGATGACCCGAATGGCTTTTTAGCTCAGAGAGTGAAATACTGCAAACGTGTCCTGGATAAAGAGATCGAGGATGAACAGTATTTTATTTTTATCTGTGAAGCGGATGCGACTAAGAGCGAAGACGGAACTGAGTTTATCGATTATACAAACCCTATAATTCACGAAATGGCAAATCCGGCTTACAACGAATCCGTGCAAGCAGAAGACTTGATGAACGATGCATTGCAGGCACAAAACGACCCACAACAACGAAAAGATTTTTTTGCAAAGTCATTAAATGTGTTCACAGCCGCAATAGAAACCTATTTTGACATGGTTATCGTGAGAAGTTCAGACGAAAAATACAACTGGACACTGGACGAACTAGCGAAAATGCCGATTGTTTGGTATGGCGGTGCAGACTTATCGAAGATGCATGACCTAACAGGGGTAGCACTGCATGGACGGTACAAAGATGTCGATATTAGCATCACACATGCTTTTATACCAGTTGCAACAGCTCACATAAAAGCGGAAGAAGACAACATACCGTTCTTTTGGTGGAAAGAAAAGGGCTGGCTCACATTGTGTAACTCTGCCGTGATCGAATATGAAGAACCAGTGAAATGGTTTATCGAAATGAAAAAAAAAGGCTTTAAAATTAAGTGGGTTGGATACGACCGCCGATACAGTAGAGAGTTTGTCTTGAAAATGAAAAAGGCAGGCTTTAAAATGCGTGATCAATCACAACGGTATACAGAAAAGACGGAAGCCTTTAGAGAAATTGAAAATAAATATATCGAACAAAAATTTTATTATTGCCATAACAAAGCCTATGAATACTGCATTGAAAACGTAAAGGCGATTGAAGACAGCGATGATTTTGTTCGGTTTGAAAAAGTTGAAAAAACACATAGAATTGATCTCTTTGATGCTGATGTAATTGCAACAAAACAGATGTTGATTGATATTGAGAAATCACAAAAAGCAAGTAGCTGGTTTGAGTAAGGAGAAAAAATGGGAAAAAAACAGAAAAAAGTAAGAGCAGAGCCGACACAAAAAAAAAGTGCGGCTTTTTTGTGTGATTTAAAAAATTATGACATATTATGCTCAACAGGATATACAAAGTTATCGGAAAATCCTGAGATCATGGCAGCGGTTAATAAGATAGCAGATTTAATTTCAAACATGACGATTTATTTAATGAGTAATACAGAAAATGGAGATGTAAGAATCAAAAATGAATTGTCAAGAAAAATTGATATTAGCCCAAATGATTATATGACACGAAAAACATTTATTGCAGCCATAGTAAGAGTGTTATTACTAGAAGGTAGAGGAAATGCATTTGTAATACCTATAACGAAAAATGGATATATTGATAATCTTGTTATACCGCCTCCAGGGATTACAGCAATGATTCAAGACAATTACGGATACAAAGTGTTAATAAATGGATTGGAATGTAATCCTAATGAAATGATTCATATCGTTTTGAATCCAGATCCAGATTTTCCTTGGCAGGGCGTAGGATATCAAACAACGCTATCCGATGTTGCAAAAGCTTTAAAACAAGCAGCAAAAACGAAAAAAGGATTCATGGAATCAAAGTGGCAACCGTCAATCATTGTGAAGGTCGATGGACTTACAGATGAGTTTGCAAATAAGGAAGGACGGAAAAAATTACTCGAACAGTATATTGAAAGTTCCGAGGCAGGAGAGCCTTGGATGATTCCTTCTGAACAATTTTCTGTAGAACAAGTAAAACCTTTGTCCTTAACTGATATAGCACTTCCCGAGTCTATTAAACTTGATAAACGAACTATAGCGGCAATTCTTGATGTACCACCTTTTCTCGTTGGAGAAGGAGAATTCAATGAGGGAGCCTGGAACAATTTCATAAATACTCGTATACGAGGAATTTGCACTGCAATCGAGCAAGAATTTACAAAAAAACTGTTAATTAGCACAGATTGGTATTTTCGTTTTAATGTACGTTCACTGTATAGTTACGATATCGAAAAATTGAGTCGAGTAGGAGATGATAATTATACAAGAGGTATTATGACAGGAAATGAAGTGAGGGATTGGATTGGGTTGAGTCCAATGGAAGGATTAGACAAACTTGTTATACTTGAAAATTATATACCAGCTGGCATGATTGGAGATCAGAAAAAGCTAGGAGGAAATGATGAATAATAAAAGAAAAATGAGACAATTGAGAGGTGTTTTTTCTGAATTCCAAACTAGAACAGAAGAAACTGGGGATTTATATATAAGTGGATACTTTGCTGTATTTAATTCAAATTACGAAGTTTGGAGTGGAGCAACAGAGAGTATTGCTGAAACCGCTTTTGATGGAGCATTAGCGGATGATATACGATGTTTAATTAATCACGAAACGAGACTTGTATTAGGAAGAACGAAATCAGGAACGCTTATCTTAAAAACAGATAGTCGAGGGCTTTGGGGAGAAGTGAAAATTAATCCAAATGATCAAGACGCAATAAATCTATATGAAAGAGTAAAGCGTGGGGATGTGGATCAATGCAGTTTTGGTTTTGAGATTTTAGACGAAGAATTTGAAGATAGAGGTGACTCTGTACACTGGACAATCAAGAAGGTGAAACTCTATGAAGTATCTGTTGTAACATTTCCAGCTTATACTGATACAAGCGTGAGTGCGAGGAAATTGGAACTAGAAGAAATAAAAAGACGCTCGTTTGAAATGTGGAAAGATAAAGTAACTAAAAAATTGAAAGGAGAAGTATAATGGCATTAAAAGTATTATTGCTGAGGAGTAAATCAGACGCAAAAAAGAAAGAATTACAAAAACTGAGGGAAAAAGATGCAGAATTACAAAAAAGGGAAAAAGAGCTTGAAGATGCTGTCAACGAAATGACAGCAGAGACTTCCGAAGAAGATCGAGCAGAAGTGGAAAAACAAGTAGAGGATTTTGAAAGAGAAAAACAAGAACACGAAGATTTAAGAAAAAGTCTTGAGGCAGAAATTGAAGAGATTGAAAATGAAATCAAAGAAGATGAACAGCGCCAAGGGAAAATAGGAACAAAAAAAGAATATAAGGAGCAAGTCGTGGAAAATAGAACAAATTTTTTCGGAATGAGCATTCAAGAGAGAAATGCTTTTTTTGCAGATGAAGGAATGAAAACATTTCTGCAAAATGTAAGAAGTTGTATTAGAGAACAAAGGGCATTAACAAATGTGGGACTTACTATTCCCGATATTGCGTTGCCGCTAATTAAGCAAATCGCAGAAGAAACATCAAAATTAATGAAATATGTAACAAAGCGTCCTGTATCTGGAACATCAAGACAAAATATTATGGGGGAGATTCCTGAAGCGTATTGGGATGAAATGTGCGCAACGCTAAAAGAACTTGATTTAGCATTTTATAACATGGAAATGGATGGATATAAAGTTTCTGGATATTTTGCAGTATGTAATGCAATTTTAGAAGACAATGATGTAAACCTTGCAAGTGAATTACTTAATGCGATTGGAAAGGCGATTGGAAAAGCAATAGACAAGGCTATTTTGTATGGTAAGGGAGTAAAAATGCCAATGGGGATTGTTACATCATTAACTACAAAAACAGCTCCATCCGATTATCCATCAACTGGAAGGAAATGGGATGATCTTTCTACTAAAAATGTATTAACTGGTAAGACAACTAGTGGAGTGGCATTATTTCAAGATATTGTGATGAATACTGGAATAATTGATAATGACTATGACACAGGAACAATTGTATGGGTTATGAATAAGAAAACTCATACAACACTAATTTCTGAAAGCATGGGGGTAAATTCCGCTGCTGCTATTGTTGCAGGAACGGGAAATACAATGCCAGTAATTGGAGGGAATATTGTAGAACTAAAATATATTCCAGACGATACAATTATTTTTGGATATTTTAAAAACTATGTTTTGGCAGAAAGAGCAGGAACAAAATTAGGGCAATCTGAACATGTAAAATTTATTGAGGATCAAACAGTATTCCGAGGTACTGCAAGATACGATGGAAAACCAGCAATTCGTGAGGCTTTTGCTATTTATGGAATTGGTAAAGCACCAGTGACTACCGCACCTAAATTTGCTGGTGAAGCGGGGGAATAACACCGCCTGCCAAATCAGCCATTGTTGGTAGAGCGGTAGTAGGAATGGCGATGTTAGGAGAAGAGGGATAATATGGATGAGAACTCAAAACTTAGCATACTAAAGAAAGATTTGCAAAAAATTACGGATGCAGATGATGATTATTTAAAATTTCTTCTTCAGTGCGGAAGAAAAGCAATGGAACGAGAAGGAATTAAGATAAATGAAGATTTGGAGTGTGATATGATACAGATTCATTATGCCGCATACTTATTCCGAAAACGAGCATCTCCTGACACAACGATGCCACGATTTCTTAGATATGATTTAAACAATCTTTTGTTTTCTCAGAAAGGTAAAATAAATGACATTTGACGATGGAATTTTAACAATATATGAAGTAAATAATACTGCGAAACCTGGAAACAAACCCCAAATAGGACTAGTAAAAAAATCTCAACATTATTTTGGATTTGAAACTGTAGGAGTTAATCGTTATTATACAGCGTTACAGGCAAAGCAGCAAATTGAAGCACTGGTACATATTTGGCAAGATAGACAGATTCATCCACAAGATATCTGTGTGTTAGAGGATGGAGAACAATATAAAATTGTTATGGTTCAGCATACAGATATTGATGGACTGCGTGTAACGAAGCTCTCGTTAGAAAGGATAGTAGAAGAATATGATATCAGATAAAATGAAAAGAATACGAGATAGCTTACTTTCTGTGACAGAAGATGTATTTCATTATGAAGCATTAAAAAAGCCTGATAAGTACATCGTTTGGGCAGAGGATTTAGAAGGAAACAGTTTACATACAGACAATAAGAAGAAGATTCCAGTCATTCAAGGCTCTGTAGATTACTTTACTAAACAAGAATTTGACAGCAAGGTAGATGAAATACAGAAAGCTTTAAGTGATGTAGGAATCTCTTTTTATTTAAATTCTTCACAGTATGAAGAAGAGACAGGATATATTCATTATGAATGGATATTTGAGGTGAGTTGATGGCTAAGTTTATAAGAGATCATGAATTGGATATTTACTCAGGAATGATAGAACGTTTTGCAAGAAAAAATTCAAAAAGAGTGATTGGAGAAGCGATTTATAAAGGGGCAGAAGTCGTAGCAGATGCAATAAAGGAAGGAATACAAGATCTTCCAACGGAAGGGGGAAATGGTATTACTCAAACTCAGAAACGAGATTTAATCAATTCGTTTGGTATCGCTTCATTAAGAGAAGAAAAGGATTATTTGAATGTAAAACTTGGATTTGATGGATATGGAAGTAAACCAACAAAGAATTATCCAAAGGGACTGCCAAATCAATTACTTGCGCGTAGCATTGAATCTGGAACAAGTTTCCGAAAGAAAAATCCATTTATTAGAAAAGCAGTCACAAAAACCGCTAAAAAATCAATTCAAGTGATGCAAGAAGTGTTAGAAGAGGAAACAAAAAAGTATTTAGGTTAAAGGAGTGAAACAATATGGCGAAAAAAGGGTTATCCATTCCTGTCATTGCGGATTATGAAAATACAGGAAGTGTTGTGAATTATTCAAATGCTCAGGTATTTGAGAATGCAGTAGAATATAGTGTGTCCATAGAGACAACAGAAGATAATAATTTACGAGCAGATAATAAAATAAAGGAAACCGATAAAGGAAGGTTCCAATCTGGTGAACTTACACTTTCTACAGCAGATCTAGGAGCTGAAAGTTCAAAACGCATATTAGGAATTAAGGAAGTGGAACGTTCTGTAGGTTCAAAAAAGGTAACAGAGTTAGTATACGATGATGATGCAAAAGCACCATTCTTAGGATTTGGAATTATAGAAGAGCATCAGATTGATAATGTAGATAAATACAGGGCAGTTGCGCTCACAAAAATAGTGTTTAATGTTCCCGAAGAGGCTTGTACAACACGAGAAGAAGAAATTGAATGGCAAGTACCAGAAATTACAGCAACAATTTATCAATCGGATCAAGTTGACGAAAGCTATAAGCATCCTTGGAAATTTGAGGCGTGGCTAGATACAGAAGAAGAAGCAAAAGCATACTTGTTAGCTGTATTTGGAAGCCAGGGGGAATAACACCGCCTGCCAAATTTGCGTTCGTTGGCAGTGCGGTAGTAGGAACAGCAATATTAGGAAAAATATCGGAGTGAGATTATGCATTATTTAAAAATTGCAGGAAAAGAGGCACCAGCAACTTTTTCAGCTGGTGCGTTGAAAGAATTAACAGAAAATTATGGTGGAATGGAAAATCTAACTAAAAAGATGAAAGTGGCAGCCGAGGGAGAAATGATGGACATGTTTTTTGAAGTAGCGGAGTGTCTAATTCGCCATGGTGTTGCATATGTCAATTTATTTTGTCCAGATATTATACCAGATCCAGAAAAATATCATTGTAAAGAAGGAAAGTTTATGCCTCTTACATACGAACAAATCTACTATGGAACATCTGCTGTTGAATTCACAGATATGGCAGGAGCAGTGATGCAGATTATTAATGGAGATCAAGAAAAAGAAATTGAGACCAAAGAAATTAAAAAAAAGGAAAGCGAAGGATAATTCATCGTACTGATTTGGGTGTAATAAAATGGCTGGAATATTTTGGGAGGCAATCTGGACTCTCAAGTTTAGAAATTAAATACATGAAATTAGGGGAATTGAGTGATTGTGCAGATATCTACAAAATTTATAATGGACTTGTAGAGGAGAAAGATAATAGCACAGGCTCAATTCCTTATTGATTTAGAAGAGGTGTTTTTTGGCAACTGATATTGGACCAAGAATAGGAATAAAGGGAGAAGCAGAATTTAATAGAGCAATCAATAATATTAATAATTCTTTAAAAGAACTTGGATCTGAAATGAAGGTGCTGGAAAGCACCTTTGATGGAAATGCAAGAAGCCAAGAGGAACTAAGTACAAAAGGAGAATTGCTCTCAAGACAATACGAACTCCAAAAGGCGAAACTAAATGAATTAGTGGCACAGCATGAAAAACAAGAGAATGAGCTGTCAAGTGTTACGAAGGCATTGGAAGAGGCAAGACAAAAATTTGGAGAAAATTCAAAAGAAGCAGCGAAAGCAGAAACTGTTTATAATAAACAAGTACAAACAGTAAGCAAGTTGAAGATTGCAGTTAATGAAATGACCGCAACTTTAAACAAAACAGGAACAGATATACGGAAAAATAATGAAAGCCTTGAGTTGTTAAATAATACAGCTCAAGGCTTTGATGTTTCTAAAATAGACAATGCAATGAAAAAATTGTCTAACTCTCAGGCAGAAGAGGCTATAAAAAACACAGACAGGGCAATTGAAAGTTTAGAAAAACAATTAGAACGTTTAAGGGAAAAAACAATTGATAGTTCAGGAAAACTTTCTGATTTTGTGAAGAAGAATGAATTACTAGGACAAGTTCAGACAGAACAGAAGCAAAAAATAGCAATTATTGCAGATGAATATGAAAAGCAAAAAAGAAATCTTGAGCAATTAAGTAATGTACTACAAGAAGCAAAAGAGAAGACAGGAAATAGTTCAGAAGCTTCTAAACGGGCGGAAGAAGCTTACGAAGCACAAGCTTCAGCGGTAAAAGAACTGGAAGATAGTCTTAAAAATGCAAATGCAGCACTACAAGATACCACAACGGAAATGAGCGAAACAGCTGAAAATATAAACAATATTAAGTTTGAAAAAATTTCTCAGGGTGCTGAAACAGTTGGGAAAGTAACTGGAGTTGCAATGGGAGCCGCAGGAGCAGCAATTGGTGTTGCTTCAAAAAGTGTGCTGGATTTTACGTCAGATTATCAAAACGCAAATAAAATAATTTGGAGCCAAACGGGGATAACCTCTGGAAAATTTGTAGAATTAAGCGTTGCTGCCAGAGAAGTATTTGCAGACAACTTTGGAGAAAGTTTGACAGAAGTAGCAGAGAATATTGCTGAAATAAATAGACAGACAGGAGAAACTGACCCTAGTAAACTAAAAGAGTTAGCAGAAGGAGCCTATACATTAAGGGATGCCTATGGTGCAGAGATACCTGAAAGTATGCGAGCAGTTAATCAACTTATGAATCAATTTGGATTAAGTGCTACAGAGGCGTTTAATTTAATTGTTCAGGGATACCAAAGAGGATTGGATAAAAACGGGAACTTTTTAGATTCTCTAAATGAGTATGGCCCTAAGTATGCTCAATTAGGCTTGTCCGCAGAAGAAATGTTTAATTCATTGGCTGCTGGTGCAGAAGGTGGAGTCTTTGATATTGATAAACTCGGAGATGCAATGAATGAATTTACAATCCGAGTAAAAGATTCTGATGCAGACGAAGCTATGATTGCACTTGGATTAGCAACAGAAGATGTATCAGAGCAACTTCAAGGGGCACAGGGAAATGTACAAACCTATCAGGAAAAAGTACAAGACTTAGAACAAAAATTAGGTCTTGCACAATTAAAGCAATCTGAATTTAATGATAAAACAAAAGAATCTACAAAAATTCAATCTGCAAATACGATTGCAAAATATAGCAAAGAACTGGAAGAGGCACGACAGAAACTTGCAGAAGCCAGTACAGAAGTATCAAATTTAACAGAAAAGCAGAATGCTGGAGGTATTTCGCTAGATGAATTTAAGCGAAAATTTGCAGAAGGTGGCGAAACTGGTAGAGAAGCTTTTTTACAATTAGTTGCAGCACTAAAGCAAGTAGAAGATCCGTTAGAACAGAATAAACTAGGCGTACAACTATTTGGGTCTATGTGGGAAGATACTGGAGGAACTGCCATTCTAGCAATGACAGATATTCAAGGGGAAATTGATCGAACAAATAACGCAATGGCTGAATTACAAGGAACTCAATATAATAGCAGTCTTTCTGATACGTTTAGTTCAATGGGAAGACAATTGAAATTGTCGGTTATTGAGCCAATTAGTATGGATTTACTTCCTCTATTCCAGCAGTTAGCAGGAAAAGCGAAAGAAGCATTTAATAGTCCAGAAATGCAAAGTTCTCTAGCTAATCTGAGAGAATCTTTAGGAGAAGTAATAGAAAAAATTACAAATTTCGTAGTGGATCATATGCCACAGATAACGAATGCTATCAGTGTACTACTAAGTAACTTAGATAAACTTCCTCCAGTTTTAGGTGTAATTGGTGGATTATTTGCAACAGTCAAAATAGTCCAATTTGGAAAAAGTGTAATTAATACATTTCAATCAGTAGCAAATGTTTTCAGCTTTCTAGCAAGTAATGTTGATAAGATAAAAGTGGTTTTGGCTGGGCTAAAAGGAGTTGTGACAGGAGTATTTTCTGTTATTCAAGCCCATCCTGTTATAGCTGCTATAACCGCAATTATAGGCATTGTTGTATTGCTATATAACAAATGTGAGTGGTTCCGAGATGGAGTAAATGCAGTATTAAGCAAAGTAAAAGAAACGTTTGGAAATGCAATAGAAGGCATAAAAAACTTTCTAAGCGGGTTCCCAGAATGGTGGAATGGAATTTGGTCTAGTGTAAGTGAATTTTTTTCATCTACATGGGAAAAAATAGTAGAATTTTTCACTGTTACTATTCCAGATGCTTGGAATACAACAAAAGAATTTTTTGCAGGAATCCCAGAATGGTGGAATGGAATTTGGTCTAATGTAGGAGAATTCTTCTCATCCACATGGGAAAAAATAGTAGAATTTTTCACTGTTACTATTCCAGATGCTTGGAATACAACAAAAGAATTTTTTGCAGGAATCCCAGAATGGTGGAATGGAATTTGGTCTAATGTAGGAGAATTCTTCTCATCCACATGGGAAAAAATAGTAGAATTTTTCACTGTTACTATTCCAGATGCTTGGAATATAACAAAAGAATTTTTTGCAGGAATTCCAGAGTGGTGGAATGGAATTTGGTCTAGTCTAAAAGAGAACTTTTCTAATATTTGGAATACAATGCTAGAAAATCCGATCATAAAAACTATTGTCAACAACATAAAAGCTGATTTTGAATTATTAAAAGAAAATCTTTCTATCATTTGGCAGACTATTCAAACGGTGGCAGGCAATGCTTGGGAACTTATTAAAAATATTATATTGGCTCCAGTGCTTTTATTAATAGATTTAGTAACAGGAGATTTTAATAAATTAAAAGAGGATGCAGCAAATATTTGGAATAACATTAAAGAGGCTGCATTAAATATCTGGAATGCGTTAAAAGAAGCTGTTGCACAAATTGTAATAAATTTTGTAGAGAATATAAAAGAAAAACTGAACAATTTAAAACAAGGTGCAACGGAAGCTTGGGAAAATATAAAAGCGAATGCAGCACAGGCTTGGGAAAATATAAAAAATACAGTAATTCAAATTACACTAAATTTTGTTGAAGGTATAAAAGAAAAAATAAATAATTTAAAACAAAGTGCAGCCGAAGCTTGGGAAAATATAAAAGCGAATGCAGCACAAACCTGGGAAAATATAAAAACTTCTGTTGTTAATAAGGCAAATGAACTATGGCAGGGAGCAAAAGAGAAATTTGAATCGCTAAAAACATTTCTTTGGGAGTTGCTTCCAAATATTCTAAATTTTCTATCGGAAAAATGGAATGAGATAAAGAAAAATGTTTCAGATAAAATAGAAGAAATGAAAACAAATGCTATAAATACGTTTAACAACATGAAACAATCGATTTCAGAAAAGATAGATTCTATAAAAAGTACGATTGTAAAAGGAATCCAAGAAGCGGTTGATTTTATTACATCTCTTCCAGGCAAAGCTGTTCAGTGGGGTAGGGATTTCATTGATGGACTAAAAAAAGGTGTAGAAGAACGTGTAAATGGAATTATTGATGCTGTAAAAGGTATAGGAGATAAAATACGATCTTTCTTACATTTCTCTCGTCCTGATGAAGGTCCACTTCGAGAGTATGAGAAATGGATGCCAGATTTTATGTCAGGATTAGGTAAAGGAATTAAGAATAATACTTGGCGTGTTATTGATCCTATTAAAAACCTATCTGATCAAATGAGTCTACAAATGCAGGGAATGGATTTTAAATTATCAGAAGGGATAGTAGAAAGTGCATATAATGCTGGGTATGAACAAATAATCGAAGTGCATACTGTAACAAATTTAGATGGAAAAGTGATAGGAAATACCGTAACGCCAGTGGTCGTTGAAAATATTAGTAGACAGCAACGTTCTAAAAGTAAAGTGAGGGGCGGTAAAATCTGATGTATGATATAATATCTAATGGCATTAGTGCAAGTAGTTTAGGAATTTATGTGGTTAAACGTCCAGATTATCCTGAGATTACGGAAAAGAAGGAAGCGTATAATATACCTAGTAGAGATGGAATTTTATATTTTCATACAAAAATGTATAACGATGCTGAAATAGAAGTGTCAGTAAATTTTATGGCAGAGAATGAGAATTCCTTTGGGATTATGTGCAGAAAATTAAAAGCATGGGTTATTGGTACATATAATAAAAAATTAGAATTTTCGGATGATTTTAATTTCTTTAGAAAAGTAAAATATGCAGAAATTTCAGTAATCCAAAGAAGCGGAAGACTTGGAAATGCTGAGATTAAGTTTGTATGCGATCCATATATGTATCTTGTAAATTCGGATCAATTCCAGAGTTTTTCAGGGAACATAATGAATAATTACATGTTATCGAAGCCAGTTTATAAAATAGAAGGAAACGGATTGTGCGTATTAAAGAAAGATGCAAAAGAATTTCAAATTCAGGTACCTGGTGCAATTTTTATTGATTCGGAAAAGATGATTGCGTACACAGAAGATAAAGTAGCTAATACAAATGTGAAAGGATTTTATTCTACACTTTTTTTAGAACCAGGCATAAATACATTTAGCATAACAACAGGATTCAATGTTATGATAGCACCATATTGGAGGACGTTATGATACAACTTTATAAAATTGAAAATGAGGACTTTCAACACAACGGAGACCATATATTATTTCCAACAAAATGCGAGCTAGATATAAATCTAAATGGAAGTTGGATACTAGATATAGAAGTGCCAATTAATTATGAAGTAGCAGAAGACTGGAATTCAGGAGCAATAGTATCCGTCCCAACACCATATGGAACACAACTTTTTCGATTAGAAAATATAGATAAAACAGATTATTATCTAACAGGGTCTGCATACCCTGTTTTTTTAGACGCTGGAAATGAAGTATTTTTGGAAGATGTAAGACCAACAGGAAAGACTGGGCAAGAAGCGTTAAATATAATGCTTTCTGGAAGTAAATTTGCAGCAGAATCGAATATAACAACCGCAAATACAGCTTATTATGTAAGAAAGAATTTTCTTGAGGCCTTGTCAGGGGATGATGATCAAGCATTTTTAAATCGCTGGGGTGGAGAGGTTCTATATGATAATTTCAAAATAAAGGTATACGACCGTGTGGGTGGCGATTATGGATTTCGTGCAGAGTTTGGAAAAAATATAAATGGAATAAGTATTAAAATCGATAATTCTGAGTTAATTACACGTATTTACCCAATTGCTTATAATGGAGTGATGCTATCAACAGATAAAAAGTATATTGATTCTCCTAGAATTGGAAATTATCCAGTTGTTTATACCTCGTTACAAAAATTTGAATCTTTAAAATTAGAAACAGATGCACAGAGCTCAGAAGAAGGATATACGCAAGAAGAATTAAATCTGACTTTGAGAAAAGAAGTTCAGAGACTTTTCGATTCTGGAGTCGATATACCAAAAATGACAGTGGAGATTGACATTATATCCTTATCGGAAACACCAGAATACAAAGAATTTAAATTTTCAGAAGATGTGAAGCTTGGTGATACAGTTACATGTACTTATGATCCTTATAATTTGGAGTTCCAGGCAAGAACAATAAGAGTTTTATACGATTGTATTTTAGAAAGAAATTTATCTATTACAATTGGATCATATAAATATGATTATTTTACTCAGTTAGATAAAGATCATAATAAAATAGAAAATACAATACGGCCAGATGGATCTTTAATGGCTGAAAAAGTACAAGGAATCTTAAATGGAATTTATACTCAGTTGCGTTTACAATCTACTGTTGCAGAGAAAGTAGAAGGACGTGCTTTTGTAGTAGAGGATACTGATCCAGAAAGTGTCTTATATGGTTGTATGGTATGGGGAACGCAAGGATTGCAGATTGCTGTACAAAGGACAGCAGATGGAAGAGATTGGGATTTCACAACCGCAATAACAGCAAAAGGAATTGTAGCGAATGCAATTATTACAGGTATTTTGTCTGATAAATTAGGAAGGAATTACTGGAATCTTGATACTGGAGAATTCCGATTATCAGGAGATGCTTTTAAGGTCGATGAACAGACAGTACAGGATTATGTAGATGGAAAGATAGATGATAAAATTGCCAAAATCCGAACACTAACAATGCAGCTGTCAAATGAATTTCAGGGTATTGCGACAGATTCTGAGGGAAGTAATGGCGATTATACAGAATGTTATACTGATGTAAAAGTATTTATTGGAACAATAGATATAACTAATAGTGAAGCTGTGGAATATGACATATCTCCTTCTATAGGGATAACAGGTAGCTGGAATGATGTGCTCAAACGTTACAAGGTAGATTACCTTGCTACTGACAACGGATACGTGGAGATAGTAGCATTTTATGCAAACCTTGCTATCTCAAAACGTTTTTCGATCTCAAAAACAAAACAGGGGTCAACTGGACTTCCTGGGCAAGACGGAGTAGATGGAAAAACAAGCTATCTGCATATCAAGTATAGCGATGATGGTGGAATAAATTTTACATCAAACAACGGAGAAACACCTGGGAAATATATTGGACAGTATGTAGATTTTACACAAGCGGATAGCACAGATGTAAACAGCTACACGTGGTCACTAGCAAAAGGGGCGGATGGAAGAAGTTATATGTTGCAAGCTGACACGCTTGTAATAAAACAAGGGGCGGATGATGTATATTCCCCGAAATCAGTCACATTTACGGCTTTTTACAGGGATGGCACAAGTGCAGAACGGACTAATTACAGCGGTCGTTTTATCGTGTCTGAAACAACCGATGGAACAAATTACGTGCAAAAATACAAATCAAGCAGTAATGAGCACTCTCATATTCATACTCCAACATCAAATAATGTAAAAAATATACGTTGCATTTTATATGCAGCAGGAGGAACGACACAAACGTTAGATATGCAAGGCGTTGCAATTGTAAGAGATGTAGATAATTTAACTCAATCAGAAGTATTTAACATTTTAACTAATAATGGAAAGCTGCAGGGGATTTTCATGAAAGACGGACAACTATACATAAATGGTACTTATATTGCAGTATCAGATTGGTCCGAACTTTCAAAAACGTTATCTGGATTTAAATTATCGACAAAGCGGATCTACGGACAATCGGAAGACTACTGCAATGGTATGAGTACAGGAGTGGATAACATCTATGCATTTTGGGCAGGAGAAACAAATGAAAAACTGGGGAGTGGTAACACAGACGCTCCATACAAAGTATCCAGAAATGGTACCGTATGGGCGAAACGTCTTTATGCTGGGAATGTATTCGATTTTTACGATGACACTGCTACGTGGAAGGGTGATCTGTTAAATATTTTCCGTGAGGACGGAATATTGAAGATCAAGCAAAACCATCATACAAATGGGAAAACAATTCTTATGTTGGATCAGGCAGGAGGGGAGGCTCAACTAGTCTTTAACTACGCAGGATCACCACATGGAACAGTCTATTTTTACAGCGGCTACAATAGTTCCACATATGTTGGAATGTATCACAAAGAGCGAAATAATGGTGCTGGAGGTGCGATCTGGAGATACCACACCGATGGAAAATTCCATATCGATGCATCTACAGTTGCGAATGCAATCGAATGTACAACATTAACTCAGACAAGTACAGAAAAAGCCAAAAAAGATATAAGAGTAACTAATCCAGATGAGGCGTTGCAAATAATCAAAAATTCTCGAGTATTCAATTACACACTGAAAGGATTTGAAGATTTAGGAGAACAAACTGGGCTGATAATTGAAAGAGATTGCCCTGAAGAAATAGTTACGCCCGATGGCACGGCAATTAACCTGTACTCTTACGTTTCGATTGTATGTAACGCCTTAAAAGCTCTATCAAAACAAGTTGATTTCTGTACAAATAAAATAGATATACTGTCAAAAATGCGAAAGGATAGAGGAGGTTACAGCATGTACGAAATCATAAAGTTTACAATTGAATCTAGGAATTTTGTTGTAAGCGATATAAAAAATAAAGTGGATACATTGTGGATCGAAGGGGTACTCACAAGTGAACAGAGAGAAGAACTTATACAATTGATATCTGAGTATGCTAATCCAGATACGCAAGCTCCAGAATTGGAAAGCCTGATTGCAATAGTATTACAAGAAATCGAAACCATTAAGGATAGAATTGAAAAACTGGAAGGGGGTAATGAAACAGGTACAGAGCAGCCTAATATCATTCCAGAGTGGAAAGCGTGGGATGGTGTTTCTAGTGAGTATCAACCAGGCGCAGTAGTTACGCATAATGGCAAGTATTATCAAAATGCTTTAGATATACAAAATACCTGGGAACCAGGTGGAGAAGGTATAGATGAGAGATTTTGGAAAGAGATTACAAAAGAAGAGGCAGAAAAACTAATAAATGAATGAGAGGGATAATGGTATGTACGAAAAGAAGATATGGGAAAATGGAGAAGTAATTCAAGCGAAAGACTTAAATAATATGGAAGAAGGGATACTGAAAAACTCAAACAAAATAAACGACATTGTAAATATGTTAGGAATGGTAGACAACTGGAAGGTCGTACAACAATTGATCAAAGAAGGATATGGAGCAGATGTATTTCCGATTGGCACTCAGCTACGGTGTTCTCATTCTGTGTATGGAGAAATAATCTGGGATGTAGTAGCCCATGATTATAACTTGGAAGAAGAAAGTGAACATAGCATGACACTTCTAAGTCATGATTGTATTGTTAATTCAATGCAATATGATGCAGTAGAAGCTTTGTATTATGCAGAAACACAATTAGTAGCAGGAACCTATTACTTTTCGTTACTGTCTGGATATGATACAAACTATGGTGGAGGGAAGAATATTCAATTCACTCTCACCAGACCTGTTCCAGCTGGCGGTGTAATTATGTTTCCATGGGCATATAATACACAATCTACAGCTACAAAAATAAGCACATATTCTTCACGGGAAAGTACATCTGCTTTAGAAACGGTTACTGTCACAGAGGGAACATCAGGTACAAATCTCGGAACAACTGACGGAAAAACGGCGAATATGAATCATATTCATCGTGTTAGATACGGTTCCAATAATTGGGAAGAAAGTGCTATAAGACAGTTCCTAAACAGTAATGTAGAAGCAGGGTCTGTTTGGACACCACAAACTAAGTTTGATCGTCCTCCATCATGGACTGCAAATACAGATGGATTTATGAAAGGATTTGATGAAGATTTTTTGTCTGTTGTAAGTGAATGTGATCATTTAACAAAGACAAATTCTGTATTTGAAATTGACGGAAATCTGAGTAAGATATATACAACGAAGGATCGGTTCTATTTAGCGTCTCATTCTGAGATATTCGGTGGTAGTGAAAATAATCTTGCAGATGGTACACAATTTCCATATTATAATGAAGCAACAAATACAGATCGTATCAAATATAATGCAGAAACTGCTCGGTACTGGTGGTTGCGTAGCCCGATTCCTTCGTATGCGCATTTCGTGCGCCTTGTGCCTACAGATGGTTCTCTTTCGAACGCCAATGCGAGCAGCAGTTACGGCGTGGCTGTGGCTTGTGTTATCTGTTAATCTAAAAAATCCTAGATTGCAGCACCGATAGGTGATGAATCTAGGAAGGAGGAGATGAAGTGAGTGTAATAAAAGCAAAAAGGCAAGAAGGAAAGCTAAGTGTATTGGTAAAGGCACGTGAGATGTGCGTTTATACAATAACAATCTGCAAAAATGAAAAAAACTTTCCAAAGCGTGATCGTTGGATTCTTACTCAACCGATTGTAAGCGAAGCGTTAGCAATAATGAGCTGTATCAGAAGAGCAAATGCTGTCAATGTGGAGACAAAAGAAGATTATATTTATCGGAGGCAACAACAAATTGAGGCATATAGTAGATGTGAGGCAATGTTAACGCTTATGGAAATTGCTTATAAAGTTCTCTCAATAGATTCAGAAAGAATTGAGTGCTGGACAGGCTTAGTAGTTGAGACAGAGAGTTTATTACAACGATGGAAACGTAGTGATAAAGAACGCTATGTTTTTTAATTGAATGAGTGTAGTGCTATTAGCTCGGTACTGGTGGTTGCGTAGCCCGAATCCTTCGAATGCGAATAACGTGCGCAATGTGAATACAGATGGTTCTCTTTCGAACAACAATGCGAACAACAGTAACGGCGTGGCTGTGGATTGTGAGAAAAGCCAGTTTAAAGTAGACTCTAGTTGAAATCCGTGCAACTCACACAAGGAGTACTACACTCACCTCGAAAGGGGGAATAAGAGCCAGTGACGTGATTATCTTACGAGATAGTATCAGTATTAGCACTGGACATATTATGGGAAAAGAATATGAACATGCAATTAGTTTTCATGAACTTTACAAAGGTCTACAAAAGAGCCAGCGAAACGTTATGTGGAAAGATTCTGTAGCTGGATATTCTATCAATGCACTGAAGAATACTTACAAGCTACGGCAGTCTCTCTTAAATGGCACTTATAAAATGTCTCAATATCAACGGTTTAAAATTTATGAGCCAAAGAAAAGGGACATTCTGGCTACACGTATTCAAGATAGGCAGTATCAACGAAGCATTTGTGATAATATCTTATATCCACAGACAACAAAAAGATATATTCGTGATAATTGTGCCTGCCAAAAAGGAAAGGGAGTGGATGATGCATTAGATAGACTTGCCATCCATTTACGGAGATATTTTCGAAAAAATAAGACGTCTGATGGATGGGTATTGCAATGTGATATACAGAAGTTTTTCCCATCCACACAGCATGTTGTTGCACAGAAAGCTTTATGTAGAGCCATAGAGGATGAAGAAGCAGTAGCAAGTTCATGTGTAATCATTGAAAGTTTTTGTACTCCTTTAATTGAAGATAAGCTTATTGAATTTGGAGTAAAAGAAGAAAATGCAGGTAAAATTGCATATTCTCTTGCATTAGAAAGAATGAAAGTTATAGATGCAAAAATAAAAACTCCAGGTAAGGTAGATGAAATGATTATGATATCACACAAAAAGATGGAGGATCTTCTTTTAAAGACTGATTTGAAATTGGAAAATCAGGAGTTTATCTTTGAATGGATTACAAGGGAAACGTTTTCAGGTATTGGATTAGGAAGCCAAGTTTCACAGATAACAGAACTATCTGTTTTAAATGGATTAGATCATTTTATAAAAGAACGGCTGCACATAAAACATTATGTTCGCTATATGGATGATTTTCTACTCATTCATAATGACAAGAAATATTTAAGTTATTGTTATGATGAAATTAAACATTATGTTGAAACATTAAATCTTGCACTTAACAAAAAGAGTGGAATATATAGAATTTCTCAAGGAGTAAAGTTTTTAAAATGGAGATATATTCTCACAAATACAGGAAAAGTTGTACGAAAAATGAATAAAAAATCAATCATAAAGCAGCGTAGAAAGATGAGAAAATTCAAAGAAAAATTGGAAACTGGAGAAATTACAATGAAAGCAGTTCAAGATAATTTTCGTTCCTGGTGTGCAAATGCTGAGCGTGGCAATACAAAAGCAATGATACATAAAATGAGAAAATATTATTATGAATTATATAAGGAGGTAGCACCGTATGGAAATTGTAGTAAAAAAAGAAGAACGGTTACGAAAGATGGAAAAGATTGCAGAGAGTATCCAGGCAAATACAATAGAGATACAAGAAAAAGCACTTAGCAACGCCATAAAGCAACAGGATGAGGAGGCCGCTGCTACTATTGCACGGTCTATTAGAAATCGACTTTTGAATGAAAGTGATAAAGAAGTTATATTGGATAGGTTTAAACTTAAAGTTCCAAATAAACCTGAGACAGTTGAGGAATGGCTCACTTTTCTTAAAGAGCTGGGAGAAGTTCTGACGAATGAATGGGCGTTATATAGACAAGCTCTTAGAGATTTGCCGAAGCAGGAGGGATTTCCTTTTGAAATTGAGTGGCCAGTAAAACCGAGTGATAAGA